GATGACCGACTACAGTGCATCAGCACACGACTGAAGGAACTCAACAAGGAAATCTCTGACCTTGAGTGGTCTTCTGACAGTGTGGGACCAGACAAACTACAAGCTCTTTATCTTGAGCGTGAACACCTTGAATACCTATTACACAAAGGAGACTCGTATGTCCCAAACTTCTGAAATCATCACAATGTGCGAAAAGTTGGCCTCCAAGTACAAGGCACCCCAACACTATGACGATCTAGTGCAAGAGGGTGTTCTAGCTTGCTATGAGGTCTTGGCTCAGGATGATGACCCACACCCTGCTCAACTGTGGCGTATGGCTAATCGCCGTATGTATGACTACCTCAACTTCGACACAAACCCCATGAGCATACCTGCTAGTGATACTGCTCGTAAGGTGTCTAGGGGTACAGGAGAGATCACAGGAAGTTACTCAGAGGCTGGTATTCAGCACCTAGAACGTACCCTGAGTTATGAGGTTGTTGAGATGGATGACTTCATGGCTTTTGCACCAGATCATGCAGAGGAGTATGAGGATAAGGACTATGCTGCCTACGTCATGACTGTTGCAGTAACGACACTAACTGATGTAGAAATGGCTATCCTGAAGGCTCGGTTTTTTGAGGATAAGTCTCAAGAAGACCTAGCTGATGAGTATGAGGTCAACAAGTCTACTATATCTAGGTGGGAGGACGAGATGATGAAGAAACTTCGTAACAATTTGTGATGCAACAAACCTCAGAAAAGGTTGCTATAGTAAGGTACCCCCTCTAAGAAAGACTCGTAAGAATTAATCTTAAGAATTATCTCTTAGTATTAATAATCATACTAAGATTAGAATCTTAAGTATTAATCTTAAGAAGGAGATTGAAGAATGGATGAAGAACAAACTAAGACAGTGAATGCGGTAGCTACAGAGGTCTTTAGGGAGTTGCTTGAGAAGCATAAGGATGAGCTACCTACAGAGTATGAAGAAGTGTCTCTTATGGGTAGTTGTTATGGCTACATGCTGTTCCTAGAGTTTCTTGGGTATAATATGTCCATTATAGGTAAGGATGCTAGTGATGGTGTGGCTAAACTAAGGGAGATGATTTTTGTAGAAGACGAACTGCCAGATGACATCTATGAATCGGACTCATTAGGATTTACACCACATGACTGAAGAAGATACAGTAGGACTGATCGGAGTTGAGGAGGTAGTTGAGCATGAGGATGGCTCTGCTACGTACACCTTCCACTTTGAAGATGAGACAAGGGATAAGATTGCAGAGATAGGGCTTGAGTTTATCTTGTACTGTGCTATCTATAAGTGGGACACACAGGATGCCCTAGAATCACTGAAGAAGGATACAGACGATGAATAATAAGCCTTGGTGGAAGCTATCTGACCAAGAGAAAGGCGAACTACTGCTTCATGTGTATGAGGGTGGTTATGTAGAAGCTCTCTTCAATGGGTCTTGGGTACATGTCCCTATGAGCAGTATTGACTGTTTCAACTCACCAGAACTAGCTTACCGGAAATACAAAAATCAGGAGTGTGAAGTATGAATGATGCACAGCTTGTAGACTTTGATGATGTGGTTGATCGTAAGAACTCAACTGAGTATGACAAATGGGTAGAGGAGGGTCTCTCACTCAACAAAGATTACTCGGACTACAAATGGCGTCTTGGTGATTGGTGGAACAAAGGTCATAAGTATGGCGAACGTGCAAAACTTGTAGAGGGTGAAGATTGGGATGGCCCTAAACATCAAACTTGTCGGATGGCTGGGTCTTTAGCAAACGAGTTTGAAATGTTTCGACGTCGAAACAACCTAACTTGGGGGCATCATTTAGAGGTTCAATCTCTCCCGAAAGAATGGCAAGAAAAACTGCTAGACGAGTCTGAGGCTGAGGGCCACTCGGTTATGCGTCTTCGTCAGCGTGTCAAGGAAGTCAAATCATTCTTGTCGCAAGGCTGGACTGAGAGTCAGATTGCTCGCCGCCGTAAGATTGAGAAGGGTGGTGTTGCTATAGCTAACCTGAGTAAAGGTGATGATGGGTTGCCAGTAGATGACGCTCTGTTGAATTGGGCAGAAGCTGAGAACCTAGACGTAAAGATTACTCGTGGTACTGACTGGGGTAACCCTTTCGTCATTGGTGAGGATGGTGATCGTGAAGCTGTGATTGCTAAGTACCGCAAGTATCTCGACATGAAGGATGGCCTTGTACACCGTCTTAAAGCTGGTGAACTATCAGGTAAGTTGCTTGTATGCTGGTGTTGTCCTGATGGTTGTCACGGTGACGTTCTAGTTGAGAAAACAAAGGAAGCTAACAAATGATCTTGGAAGACTTCGTAATGCTTGGAAAGACTGCACCTGAAACAGATCGTCAGGGTCGTGTAACTGTGTGTAGTGCTGGTTGGTCACCTGAGTTGCGCCAGCTTGTCCGTATCTACCCACTAGCAGAGCATAATTGCCCACCTGACTTTTCCGTATCTCAGGTACGACTTGAGCGGAATACAAAAGACAGCCGTGGGGAAAGCTGGAAGATTGCAGGAGATCGGGATGTGAGCGTTCACTCTTATATAAACTCTAGGTTTGATGTCAGAGGTATCTTAAATGATCGTGAATCTCTGATTGAACAGTTGCCTATGGTGGAGAGTATAATGGAAGCCAATCAACGACGACTATCTCTTGCTGTTGTTCAACCAGATAATGCTCCAAAGTTCTATCTTGAGGCTAACAAGAACCGTGTGATTGGAAAAAAGAGCACAAAGTCTTACGACTACACCCCAAGACTTAGGTTCTCTGTTGGTGGTAAGACGCATAAACTAAAGTACCTTAACCAAAAGGTCTATGACAAGTTAGGGATTAATATGTATACCACTGGCTTACTGAACCTCATGCAAGGCTTTGAGAAGAACCCAAAGTTGCTGATAGGTAATATGTTTGCCTTCCGTAACAACTGGCTTGTTATCTCTGGGTTGGGTGCGCATGACTGAGGTAATACACAAACCATGTCCTTTTGTAGATTGTGGTAGTAGTGATGCCTTCGCTTACAATGTCGAGAAGATGACTGGTAAGTGTCACTCATGCCATCGTGGCTATCCAAACCGTGACGAGAAGTATGACTGGGCTGAGGAAGAGTACCCTACGAGGGGCTTCACACCAAAAGCAATAGAAGAGGAACTACCAGTGTTTGAAGATGTAGTTGACAAGAAGGAGAGCGGTAAGTTTGTAGCTTCTCGTGGTATCACTAGTAACGTGATGGAGTTCTATGGGGTTAAGACCTACGGAGAGGATCGTCAGGAGTATCCCTATCCTAGTGGTGGTATCAAGGTACGTAAGTTCCCTAAAGAGTTCTACGCTAAGAATGGCTTTCGTGGTAATGAACTATTCGGTATGAACCTATTCCCTGCTGGTAGTAGTAAGATGGTGACTGTGGTGGAGGGTGAGGTTGATGCTATGTCTGCCTTCCAGATGCTGTCTCAGGGTAGTTCCTACAAGAACCCTGTAGTATCTCTGCCATCAGCTACACCAAGCGGTAAACTGTGGGAGAAGACTAGAGGCTGGCTGGAGAGCTTTGATAAGATCATCCTGAGTGTGGATAATGATGAACCGGGGCGTAAGGTAGCAGAGATCATGTTCGATCTGTTCCCCGGTAAAGTCCACATGATGAACCACGGTCAGTATAAGGATGCTAATGACTTCCTGATGGCTGGTAAGGAGCGTGAGTATAAGTCTGCATGGTGGGCAGCTAAGAAATACTCTCCTGCTGGCTTCACAAGCGGCGCTGAGGACTGGCTTAAGGCTGTTAGGGATGAGACCCCCTATGAGTACACAGCTACGCCTGTAGAGGCTCTGAACAAGGTTATGAGGGGTTGGATTAAGGGCGGTATCACAGTGGTTAAGGCACCACCGGGAGTTGGTAAGACTAGCCTCTTCCGTTATGTCCAGCACGATCTTGTACGTAATAAGGGTAAGGTAGTAGCTAACCTAGCTATGGAGGAGATGAAGAGCACAACAGCACGGGGTATGGCTACGTATGAGTTGGGCTACAATGTAAACACTGAGGAAGATCAGAAGACGAATGGTGTTACTGATGAGGAGTTTGAGAAAGCCTTGCTGGATGTAGTTGGTGAAGAGAAGTTTGTGTCTTTTGACATTGACCCACACGATCCGCTAGAGAGTACCCTAAAGCAATGTAAACACGCTATTACTATCTATGGTGCTGACTACATTTTCATTGACCACCTACAGCGTTTGGCTTATCTGAGTGGTGTGGATGGTGCTACAAGTGCTCTAACTGAGTTGGGGGTTAAGCTGGTGGAATTATCTAAGCGTAGGAATGTTGGGATTATATGTATCTCTCATGTTAATAATGACGGCGCGGTTAAGTACGCAAAGTCTGTTGAGGAAGAGGCCATCTTAATCCTAGAATTGGAGCGTGATAAACTTACGGAAGACTCAGATGAGCGTAACACAACGTATATGACAGTCACAAAGAACCGACCTTTCGCCACTACAGGACACGCTGGAATGTTGCGATACGATATTGACACAACAATGGTCAAGGAATACAGTGGACCAAGTGAACCCAACACACCGGAGAGAGATGATGGAATCCCGTTTTAAAGACGACTTAAAGAAAACCTACTCGTATGACCCAGAAAGCGGGCTACTTTTCATGGGTGATAAGAAAGTCGGTTGGGTAAACAAGAATGGTTATACCTACATTTCCACCCCCTTTGGCAAGAAGGTACTGGCACACAGGTTGGCTTGGTTGCTTTACTACGGTGACTGGCCCAAGCATGATGTAGATCACATTAACCGTGATAGGTCAGACAATCGCATAAGTAACCTTCGTCAGCTTAACCGAAGTCACAACTTACTTAACATGGATACACCACTACTGAAAGGTATTTACTGGGATAAGAGCCGAGATCGGTGGAAATCAAGAACTGGCAGGGCTGGAGCCTCAAAGAGATTTAAAACTTTCTGTGAGGCGTACAAATACCGTAAGGAGCAATACTTTGAACATAGTAGTGATTGACTCAGAAAGCGATGGTCTAGCCTATGACTGCACTAAGTTACATGTCTTAAGTTACACTAGAGATGGTGAGACCTACCATAGCACTGGTGATTATGACGACATGAGAGCAGTTCTTAATAGTGCTGATCTTATCGTTGCTCATAATGCTATCAGACATGACATGGTGGTGTTCAATCGTATCTTGGGTGTTCCTATGGACTTCCGTAAGTGGATAGATACTCTGGCCTTGTCTTGGTATTTGTATCCAGATCGACAGAAGCATGGTCTTGCAGAATGGGGACTTGATCTTGGTGTAGCTAAACCGAAGGTAGATGACTGGCAGAACCTTAGTTACGAGGAGTATGCCCATCGGTGTGAAGAAGATACCAAGATTAACTGGTTGCTATGGAAGAAGATGGAACGGAGGTTAAAGGAAATTTATGAATGACAACACACTCAGGTTCATCAACTACCTTGGCTTCAAGATGGATTGTCTTAGGGGGCAAGAAGCTAACCCCTTAACCTTAGATGTAGCTAAGTGTGAGGACTACCTAAACCAACTAGAAACAATGAAAGGGGAGAAAGTAGAAGCTCTTAAGGAAGCAATGCCTAAGAACCCTATCACTAAGAAGAAGGAAAAGCCAAAGGTAATCTACAAAGCTGATGGCAGTCTTAGTAAGCATGGAGAGACTTGGTTTGCACTACTAAGAGAACTGAAGCTACCAGACGACACTGCTGGACCTGTGACTTATGTAGACAGCTATGAGGATGGCAACCCAAACTCTACTGAGCAAGTAAAGCAATGGCTTTTTTCTCTAGGTTGGGAACCTAGAACATGGAAGTTCATACGCAACAAGAACACTGGTGAGGAACGTAAGATTGAGCAAGTACGTAAGAGTGGTCACCTATGTCCTTCTGTACTAGAGCTAGTGTCTAGGGATAAGGCTATCGAACTACTTGATGGTCTAACAGTTATCAGTCACCGCATAGGCGTCCTCAAGGGCTTCCTGAATAACGAAAGGAACGGTAAGGTAGTGGCAGGTGCAGGAGGCTTCACTAACACTCTCAGGCTTCAGCACAGAGCGCCTGTGGTTAATCTACCGGGTGTTGAGGCTGCATATGGTGAGTGGTGTCGTGGTGTTCTTGTAGCCCCGTCTGAGGATACCGTATTGTGTGGTGCTGACGTTAGTAGCTTGGAAGATATGACTAAGAGACACTACATCAAACCACTGGACCCTGAGTTCGTAAACGACATGAGTAGGGAGGGGTATGATGCTCACTTAGACTTGGCATTACACGCTGGTGCAGTAACACAAGAGGACATTGATAAGCATAACGCTGGAGAGATCAACCTCAAGAGCCTACGCAGTAAGTACAAGGCTGCTAACTATAGCTGTGTATATGGCGTAGGAGCGCCTAAGCTGGCCCGTGAGACAGGTATGAAGGAGAAGGAGGCTAAGGCACTCATAGACGCATACTGGGACCGTAACTGGGCTGTTAAGAAGGTAGCTAAGGGTCAGTACGTAAAGACCCTCAAGGATGGTAGTATGTGGCTTAAGAACAGTGTCTCAGGCTTCTACCACAATCTTAGGTTTGATAAGGATCGTTGGTCAACTACAAACCAGTCTACGGGTGTCTATGTCTTTGACCTCTGGGTTGGCTTCTGTAGAGCTATGGGTCTTGAGATTAGTATGCAGTACCATGATGAGATACTGTTTACTGTGAAGAAGGGTGATGAGGATCATGTCAGTAAGATACTGTATGAGGCAATGAAGAAAGTGAACGAAAGGTTGAAGCTAAATGTGACGATTGAAATAGAAGAACAGTATGGACTCTCATACGCATCCGTGCATTGAGTCTTTGATGCAACACTGATTCGGAAGTTACACTTTTTGTGCAACAAATCTGAAAAAAGGTTGCTATAGTTATATACAGAGGGCAACAGGAGAAATACATATGCCTAAATACACAATGGAAATGGTACTGGAATACGCTAAGATTTTCCCTGAGAACGCAGACATGGGTAACCCAGATGGTCCTCGTGCAGCACAGGCAGTACATCAGAAGGGTGGTCAGTACACTGTCAACTGTTACTTCACCTCTGAGAATCAGATTCAGGAGCTTGTAGACGGTGGACTTGATCTACACCCAATGAACAGTGATCGTATCAAGGAAGGTAATGAAGCATTTGGTATTGGTAAGTACATCACACTGAAGCGACCATTCCCTGATAACATTAAGACCTTTGAGAATAAGAATGGTACAGTAGAGGTCAACTATGGTGGAGCACCGGGAGTAGTTAATCTTACAGAAGGTCCAGAGAATAAGCGTTGGTGGTCTTACGAGGAAGACGGTCTGATTGGCAATGGTTCACGGGCTATGGTTCAGTTTGAGACCTACAGTCATGGTGCTGGAGTACGACTGAAGAATGTGGGTATTCTTGAGCGTGTAGAGTATGAGATTACCGATAGTGACCCTAATGACGAACTGTTTAATATGGGTGATGTAGCATGAACGATGACTGGGTAGAGGTATTTTATTTTAACCATTGGAACTCTGATGGAACTGTAACTACTAAATCTATCCGAGGGGATGCAGTGAACCTTAATCAGCTTGCAGAGGCTTTCTACGGGTTCCTACAGTCTGCTGGGTATGGTTATGTGACTGGAGTAGCTATCGAAACTAACAGCGGTGAGTTTGGTACTGATGCCTAAGATGACATTCACAGTGTCTTACGAGGAGGAAGAGTTTGGCAAGGGAGAAATCTCTTGCTACTCTCGTGAGGTAGATGACTTGGACCCTTATGACTTCTTGTGGTTTGTAGTTAAACAGGCAGAGCTTGCAGGTTATGACTTTAAGGACTTGCAAGCATTTACTTCTGATGGAAAAGTGTATAGGACGGAACCTTAATGCTAGAAGCTAAACTCGTAGCAGTAACACAACCAGTACTAGGTACACCTGCAAGTAATGCTGAAGACCTTGTAGCTTTCTGTGCTCGTGTCTCTAGTGGTCGTGAGTATGAGGATCGTGGTAAAGACTA